ATTGTCGTTGTCCCTGTAGTTATGGCAACCACTCTTTGTGATGATGGTCTACCAATAGTAAGAATTTCTGGTTCACCAGTGATGACTACAAGATCTGTAGTCGTAGCACTCGGAGCAGTTCCAACTGCAACGTGAGCATTTTTATCGATAGCAACCACTCTGATGTACTCAGATTGATGTGAAATGAACGACGACGCTTGCGCCGATCCACTAGTGGCGAAACTAATACCACTTCCTACAGGTTTTAACGCCATTATTTCCTAAAATTCATTTATAATAGTTATTTATAAATTACACATCATCAGTTTCTTCAGATGCTTCATCTTCAATCTCTGCTTCAATTTGATCATCACCAAATACCGAATTAGCAGCATAAGGTTTAAATGCATCTACTCTCTCAGCAGCTTTGGAATACAATAAATCTTTGATTCCATCACTAATTTGTGAAGGAGATTCATCACTCACAATAGCATCTAATAGGTCTTCCATTTAAAATTCTAAAGATTAACTGTAATATTTATATCTCACCACCCTTCGGCAGTTCTGGTGCTTCAGTTGCAGAACCATCAATATCTGGTTCCATTTGAGGTTTACCTAAATCCATACTTGCTGAACCATCCAAAGGTTGACCAGTTTCTGGGTCAACAGGTATATTTGGATCTAGAATTACCCCCTCTTTAATTTCTTTTTCGATCAGTTTATCCTGTTCGATAATCTCCATGTCAGTTTGACGTAAGATTTTACGGCGAACATAATCTTGAGAGTAATACTTACCAACATATGGTTCTGCAGTTGCTGCAAGAGACAGTCTCTCATTCATGAGTTCTGCTTCTTTTAGTTCTGAGAAGTGGTTGTCATATAAGAAATCATACTGAATATGCTCACTCATAGACTGCCAGTCTTCAGGAGTAATTACATTCTTTAGGATTAATTGTGTCTTCAGCATGTCATTAAACATGTTGGAGAATCTTTTTCTTAAACGACCAACAAACTTAGTAAACTTAAGTTCATCTCTTAAGATCTCAGAAGATCTCCCCAAGTTAAACCCACCTTCTCCATCCATTCGTGATGGTGGGACGTTAAGCGAACGGTAGAGTTTCTTTTTAAAATATTCAATATCAGTGATTTCACCCAAGTTTTGTCCGCCAGGAAGAGTGGTGATTTCTGTTCCTCTTCCACCCTCACGCCTGGGAAGCCAGAAGTCCTCAAGCATTGCCATGTGTTTTTTATCATCACGAATCTCTCCAGTATTAGCATCGTAAACCATTTTGTTACGATATCTCATCATAACATCACGCAGATATTGCTCTGCTTTCATTTTTGGTAAGTTACCAACATCAATATAGAAGATTCTACGCTCAGGCGCACGCGACAGTCTGTATATAACAAGACTATCTTCAATCATTCTAAGTTGATTGAGTGATTTGATTGCTTTATGAAGATATGATAAAGTATTACCTTTGTTACGATCAACAAGACCAGATGTACAATATGAAATTGCATCTTTTGAAATTTTTATCCCCTTGTCTCCACCTGCTTGAGTTGGATTTGCAACTGGGTAAGCAAGTTTTGGTTGGTAAAGAAAATATTCTTCTATCTCAGGAAACTCATAATCCATTGGATCAGAGTTTCTATTATTGATTCTTGCTATAGCGTTTGCTCTATCTTCTGGTTTCAGTTTTTGCTTACGAATATAACGCATTTTCATTGCGTCAATATAACGCAACTCTTGAATACCTTCGTTAGGATTTTTTAAATCGATAATTTTGTGATAATAAATGCGACCATCAATATACCAATTACGATAAATTTCATGTGCCTTTTTATCAAAATCAAGAAGATCTAAGATATACTTAAACTCTTTACGAATTTTATTTTTAATGCCATCACTAGCATTTAAATTTGATAGTTCAATTTCTACAGGACTATCATTAGAATCGGATACAACTGCTTCATTAACAATATCTTCAATAGCACTATCACATTCGGGATGAAGTGACATTTCACGATATCGTTTGATTAGTTCAAACTCATTTCTAAAGACACCCTCAAGATCAACATGAGTACCAAAAAAACCACTACCAGCGTAATGGTCAACCCCGTCCTCATTACTGGGAGGAACTGGGGAGACTGCTCCGGGAGATAGTGGTTCTGAGTTCTCAATCGAGAATCCAAATAATTTGGACATGATTTATATTATAGTGGTTATCCTCAAACTATTTATCAACCACTGACAGCGCCACCATCACCAAGCAGTTCAAGTGATTGAACTTGGAAAGTTACTGTAAATTCCTCAATAGCATCTGATGAATCGTAAGAGAGATCAATAGCAGAAACTTCTGTTGGGAAGATATCTACAAACTTATACTTAGCGAGAACAACATTTGATTCTCCACTATTTCTCTTGCTGCTCTTGCTGCTACCTCTACCAAGTTGATATACATGAGCGGATGCCATGTACGCATCAGGGTTAGTTGCACCAAGATTAGTGTCTAACTTAGCAATTTGCTCAGTCCACTCTTCAAATGCTCTTCTAAGATTGAAGTCTTCATCATTGATAATGGTTACACTCCATGTATCAATAGTTCTGTCTCCAGCAACTTTAAAGATTCTTCCTCTAAAAGGAACATCGATAGAACCGACGTTTTGAGCAGGTAGATTAGATGCTTTGCATAAAAATGCAAAGTTAGTAGCATCAAATCCGGGTAAAGTAAATTCCAGTTCGTTAAGAGTCATCTCAACTTCAAATAGATTGGGGCGGGCACCGCCCCCAACCATTGCTGACTTAAACTGGGAAATTGTTCTGTTTTCTTTTTGTGCCATTGTTTGGTCCTCCTTTTGTTATTTAGATAATGTTATCAAACTGTACCAGCTACTTCTTCGAAAGAAATACCAGTTCTGGTGGCAACAAACGTAAGAGTGACGTAGTTAATAGACTTAGCAGGCTTCAGGAAGATGTCTGCTCTAAACTCATTGTTATCAATAACATCAGGTGTGTTGTTTGAAGAGTCACAAACAACGAGGAATCCGAAGAGACCTCTCTTTGCCTGAACATCGCGGAGGAAGGGTTCAACAATGTTTCTAAAGTTTGCTCTTGTTAACTCATCATTGAGTTCAAAGAGTTGTGCTTCTGCTGCTCTCTCAAGTGCTTGCTCAACTGTCAGGAACAGGCGGCGAACATTAATTCTGTCGAATGCAGATGCGTATCCGAGAGCGGTCTTATCGCCAAAGAGAAGTGTTCCAACACCTGGTTTTGTGATGAAGGAGTTAACTCTCTGTGGATAGAGACGATCTCTCTGTGCTTTATTTGGGTTATATGCAAGTTTGACAGCGTTGTTAATAACACCACGCTGCTGACCTGCAGGGGAGAACCATGGGAATGCAACGATTGATGTGCGAGTCATGAGACCAGCAACGTCAGCGTTAGCAGGCACATAACGGAATTCGTTATTGAATCTATCGAATTGATACTTATAACCACTATCAAATACCGCGTAAGAAGAAGAACTCAACGTGGAGAAGTAATTGATAAGATTATCAGTTTGATCATTGCTATTAGTTACATTGACCAGATTTGTTCTGTGTGGTCCAACGACTGCCATACAGTCTTTTCTTTGACCAGCGATAGAAATCAGTTTGTTTGCTTTCGCTTGTGATTCTGCCTCAGTGTCGCATCCAGGACCCATGATCAAGTAGTCTACCTCAATCTCATCTCTATTAGAGAAGAGATCGTATGCTCTCATGGTATCAGAGAGTTCTGACAACATCGCGCCTCTAACGGTGCCGTAATCACGACCGTTAAGAAGAGGATATGTTACATTTCCAATAGCGGAAAAAGTAACATCTTGAGCATCTTGTGAGAACGCACCATCAGCAGTGCCGACAGGAACGAAAGCACTTGCGTCTCCACTAGTTGTTGTGAATCCAGTTGCTCTGGGGATAGTTCCATGGACAAGGTCAGGTGCCAGAGATACGTTATATCCAGCGTAGATGTTCTCTGAGAAGTCTGCGAGATAATCTTTGTAGTAAATTCTCTGTGGAGCATTTACATTCGAGATTGCATCATTTGCCTTTGAGAGACCAATATGCTTTTCAAGAAGGTTACCTCTAATTCCGGTAACTGAACCAGTGTCATCTGCAACAACGATATGTATAGCATCGTTATAACCTTGTCTATCAGAGACAAATACGTTAGTAGCTGGTTTAGGCGCTATGGACTTCCAGAAAATAGTCTGGTTGTTAAGACCCAAAGTTTGCTGATCATACCAGTCCTTAACTGATAGTGCTACTGGAGTAAATGACTTAACAGCGTCTGTTCCCTTACCAGTGTTGATACCAGCGTTGTTGACTGGGAATATTGCATCGCTTGTATCAAAAGACTTAAGTCCATTTCCTTCAGCGTATGAAATTCTTGTCTCAGTTCCTGCGGAGGACACTTGAGAAATAATCTTAACTTCAATCGTGCTCAAAGCAGCACTAGTTGAAGTATTAACACCAGTAATAATAGCTTTAAGTGCCCCAGTGAAGAGTCCCGTAGTACCTATACCAGGTTGAATTGCGCTGATAGCAGCAGTTACACCAAAACCGATTGAGAATCCAGAGAGACCCAGATTAGTTGTGTTAATACCAATGATTTGGTCAGCAGCATCATCGATGTAGCAGACTTTTAGTTGATCTGCCCATGAACCAGGGTTTTTAGCAGCATAAGTGAATGATGCATCTGATAGGTGATTGTTCTGATAGTCATCGTAATTGTAGACTTGCAGAACAGATGTTGAGGCAATACCTACACCAGCATTTGCATTTCTTAAATTTGTATTTGCAGTTCTTACTACCTTAAGGACACCGCCATAAGAAAGAAAGTTAGAAGCACTCATCCAGTATTCATACTGGGAATCGGTAGTTAGTGGTTTACCGAAAATGTTAATTAACTCTTGTTCTGTGCTGATGTCAACAGATTCTTCGACAGGTCCTATTCTAAAAGGACCGGCGATTGCACCGATGTTATCTAATACGTTATCAGCTCTCCCTACAGTTAGGTCAACCTCCCTTACCAATACTCCAGGAGATAATTGAGGAGTCGCCATGTTTTGATTCTCCGTGATCTCAGTTTATCTAAAAATATTTATTAAAAAGTCACTTTTCACAGGGGAAACATGACGTGAATTACCAATCTGGATATTCCCATCTGTTATCGGATTTTTTATTTAATAGTATTCTCTTTATCGTACAATCTTTACATTCATAAGAATATGAAGATGCTACAGGACCTCTATCTCTTCTTGTTCTATAAAATCCATCTATCAAATTTTTAGTTACACCACATGTTCTACATTTTCTATCTTGTAAAAGAAGGTGCCCTAGTTTAATCTGACCATCAAGATCCATTCTTTATTTCTCCAATAACCCAAGACCTCATACCATATGGTTTATCGGCAATTAAATCTTGAGTTAGTGTTGCTACTTCTTGTGGCACAACCAAACAGAATCCAATACCCATATTAAATACATTTCGCATCTCATCATCAGAAATATTACCTGCATTCTGAATGGTCTCAAACATTTCTGGAACATCCCAAGCATTGTAATCAACATCAACAGTCAGACCCTTTGGAAGGCACCTAGGAAGGTTCTCAGGCAGTCCTCCCCCAGTGATGTGTGCCATGCCTAGGATAGGAACTTCATCCAATAGGTGCTGTATGAGACGGGAATAGATGGTGGTTGGTCTCAGCCA